TACGGTTGGTGAAGCCCTCCGTAATTATTATTCATTATGGCCCTCCTCCGTAAACTTGCTGATAAGCCGCGGCCGTTTGAGAAGCATTACCACCACTTGGATTACCTTGACCTTTGTACCAATCAGCAAAGCCCATGCCTGCGCCTGCGCCCTGCATAGCACCGCCAAACGCGCCTGCCATTGGGCTTGCTGTTTGCTGTACTGGGTTTTGGGGGGAATTGTTGACTGCGTTACCTAATATTCCTTGCTGATACTTGATCTGCTGATTTAAAGCAAAATCCCTATCGTTCTGGAATCGGTTTTGCTGATCATCCATGTACCCTTGTTCAAAGCCACGTAAGTTTGATCCTGCACCTGTCATAAAGTCACCCATAGCACCCATAGCATTAATGCCTTGGGAGTACGACTGTTGCATACCTTGGTTAGCCAACATCTGGTCTTTAAATTGTTGATTCTGTTGACCCAAAGACTGACTCATTAAGTCTCTGTTAATCATTGAAGTGGTATCTGCCCTACGATCATCAAACCCACGGTTAGCCACAGCTTCTGCTACGCCTGCGCGAGAGGAGTTCATGTTGCCAGAGCCACTAGCGGCCTGATCTATACCAGTAAGGGTATTCTCTTGTAGGTTACGCTTATCATCACGCATAGCGGCATCAACTAAGCCACCAGAATTGTTTAAAGCGTAGTCTTGGGCAGTCTGCATCCTATCGCCTTGGCTTGCATCGTATATGTCTTTATAGTTCTGCCCGAAACCTTGGCCTGCTTGGGTAATATCGAATGCACCTTGAGCGCCCATGAGACCCATGTTACCCATGTAATTGTTGCCTGCGGCAGAGTATGGGTTTTGGTTTGCGTATGTCTGACCTTGGTATGTACCTTGGCCTATGGAGTCAGCAAGGTATCCTTCAGCGGAATCGTATGATCGCTCTAGGTAAGGCTTGTGGAATCGGAATCCTTCAGCCTGTGTGTCTGCCGCGTATTTCTGTGCTTTGGCTGACTGCTTGCCACCCAAGTATCCTCCTGCCGCCCCAATTACAGAGCCTCCAATCATTGCCGCCGCTATAAATGCCATTTCATTTCTCCACTACTAAAATTTTAAGGTCGGGTTCGTCTAGTCCCATCGATGTGTAGGATGGGGCGATAACCTCTTCCTCTATTTGTTCTAAGTTTCCTGTACCCAAGTGACTAGTTAAATGCACATTAGTCACTATTGAGTCCTGTAATGCATGGAAAGCACGTTTTGTTCCAGAGGGGGCAACCCAAGTGTACGGTGCTTTAACGTGCTTTTTACCTTTCTCCGACACAATCAGCATCTCGCCTTGCATCAGGAAAACCATGTGTGCATGGCGGTGCAACTGCCCAGTAAAAGACATGCCTTTAGGGACAGTTAGCTCTCTTGTGTAGAGGTTACAACCACCTTCCTTGATAGCAGGCACAAAGAAGTGCCTTAGTGATGTCTCACTCATAGCGCACTCAGCGTTACCAGATTCGATTTCATTCTTAATGGTGTTTTCAAAGTTTTTGACTTGAGCTTTAAGATTTTCATCGACTACAAGACCACTCACGAAATAACTCCAGAATCCTTCAAGTCTTGGATAAGAGTGAGTAGAGCATCTGTTGTCGTGCCTAGATTAGGGCTTGCCCCATCTACCGCCCTAGTTACAGTGAAGTTGGTAACACTCATTTTCGGGGACTGCGCCCTATCTAGAGTGTTCTCAATCCTACGTAGCTCATCTTCCATATACTTTTCTTGCGTTGATCCTGGTATTTCCAGAGGCGCAAGACGATTAGGTATTTTAGATACTCTTATAGGATTCTTTTTCTTCAGTATTGGGGGTGGGCTACGCTTATAACCAGTAATAGGAATTGTCATCGCTACCTCCTACCAGTGGTTAATACATCTGCATCAAACCCTAAGAAACTAAAGTCTTTGTTATCAGGCACAGTCATTTTGTACGACAGGTATCTACCGGAGGCTCTAGTGTCTATCTTGTAGTCCGTAGCACCATCAAAAGTAATACTAGCTTGGTACACAGGGTCATTACCGATTAGATCAGCCGACCCAAAAGTAAAGATGAACTGCTTATCTGAATTGGTGGTATCAACTTGTGGGACTATTTTTGTTATTACCTTGTAGCCACTCAAAGGAGAAAGCTCATCCAAGTCTATGCCGACTCTTTCTAAGAAAGGACTCTTGTTAGCTTCAGCATCTAAAGCATAAGATAAGCTACCAGAGTCACTAAGGTCTAAACCATAGAGTTTATCTGAGGTAATGCCATCGGTACTGGAGTCTTCACCTACAAACAGACTATGTACGTCATAGCCTGCTTCTTGTGAGTAGTAGCTACCACCTATGGTGTCATAGGTATTTGAGTTCACATAAGTAGCAGAGGAACTAATAGTACCGTGAGTAGAACTCGATAAATTAGGTAAGTCCATGAATGACCAAGTTTGGCTTTTGTAATTAAATACAGCCGCCCTGTTACATCGATCACCGTTAGTGTACTCAGCCATATCATCACCCGATACATAGCAGAACATAACCTCATCTAACTCTGAGTTATGGTGTACAAAGCATCGGTTAGTTTTAGCTGTATTCAGCCCACTAAATATGTAACTCTTGACTCTCTCGTCACACACAGATTGTCGAGTGTTACCATCGTGGATATAGATGTCATCGTGGTCAAAAACATAGTGTGTTCCTTCAACCTCTGCAATACAGTTCTGGTTGATAACACCACAGTCACTAAAGAGTTTCCTGAAGTTGTGTATGAATGTACCGCCTACAAACTCCATCATCCACACTTGGTCTTTAGAGTACACAATGAACTTAGTACCTAGCGTTAAGCCATCAACGATACCTGTCTTCATTTGTACTAGATCATTGAATCCTGCCGACTTAGTTAAGTCAGACTCATCCCAAGTAGTAGGCACAGAGTTAGCTAAAGCAGGCGTAGAGAATCTAACTCTAGAAGGGAAGCTAGTGCCACCCTCTGTTGTATTTAGAGCTATTAAGAAATCACCATAGGCTCTAATAGATTCAGCCCTATAGCCACTAGGCCAATTAGTTAAAGTAGCAAAGTTACTACCACCATTAGCCATGAATACTGGGGGTTGATCTATACGGTTAATGTAAGCGATATCTGCTAGAGAAGTCCCAGTGAAGGGGTGGACACTAGCTGAAGTAGCTGACAGAGAACCTTGCCTAGAGACTAGAGCATTGTTGGCATACGCCTTAAACTCATAGGTGTCAGACACTAGAACAATAGAGGCAAAGTTACCACTAGAGTTAGCAGGGACACCGTAGGAGAATCTAGGGTTGAATCCTAAAGAATCTTTAATCTTTCTAAAGACAGGAGACCGCCCTACTTTACCTTCATCAAACCTTACGTTCTTAGCTTTAGTAAACGCATTGATCGGGAGAGACGCAGGACGTATGTCTGTGACTACGCCAATGCTACCTACATCTCTAACTGGTAGAAGCTGTCCCATGATAATGTGTTCCTTAAGTTATACATTGTTTCTTATGCTGTACGTTTCCACATATAGACAACAACATAGGGCTGTAGCGAAGAGAAAGTTGCTGTAGTAAAAGTTCTATCACCAGAGGCAATCGCTAAGTTATCAAAGTTCTGGTTGTCGCTAGTTCCATCACCAGTAATTAAGTGGCCTGCCGGTGTAGGCTCGGCTAACTGAGAACCGTCCTGTTGGTTACCCCAACCATCTCTAGGTACAGTTACATTGGTACTGTATGTCTTAACGCCACCTACCAGAACAGCACTACCGTCTGTAGACCCTGCCACAAAGTCCGTATCAGGTTCAGCCGCATCATCATGTCCTACTAGGACTCTACCTTGCCCAAAGGATACCCAAGTACCACCAAAGACTGTCTGAGGACTGCCACTGGTGATAGCCGTATAGATAGCACCTACCGGATAAATAGAGTCAAGGGCTGAAGCCTTAACTAAGTTCCATATCTCCAAAGCAGTAATACCTGTAGCTAACACAGGGGTAACTTCACCCTCACTATCTGTAGCTTTAGTGATAGCCCCACCATCTACGCCAAGTAATGTCTTTAAGTTAGCCGCAGTAACTCCTGCCGCTGTGTTTAAACTAGGGGCAGAGCCATCAGAGGTAATAGCCGACACTGGTTCAGCTACCTTTGCGTTAATAGCTGTATGAGTGCCTGTGATAGCCCCAGTGACACTAGGGAATGTGGCTTTGACTGTAGACTTAATTAGTCTTAGGTGTTCGTCTGCTTGCGATAGTGCATCTGTGGCCGCAGGGTTAGCCGAATTGAGGCTATCAATGTAAGTACCTGTTTCTAAGCCCATAAGTTATTACTCTTTGTTAAGTGTTATCCAAAGTTCGTGCGTAAGGAATGCTAATCGTATATGCCGTATCTCACCGTCAGCGCCTATAGACAGCTCAAACTCTGGAAGTAAATGAAAGTAGCCGAATGACTTTAAGTCGTTCTTAAGTGTAAATCTCAAGGTTGGGACTCCTCTAAAGAAGGTCGAACAATAACAACAACAACAAGGGGGTTTAACGGTATTTTTGAAGTCATTAGCCATTTAACCCCATGCCCCATTGGAAAATAGCTAGGGACTCCTGATCGAAAACATTAAGTCTAATGATATCAGTGACTTACAGCACCAATGTATCAATCGGATATATTATCC